TCCAATTTGGACCCAAGACGTTGGTACCCAGACCTTGATGAATTAACTATTGATGCGTTGTTAAGAAGAATGGAAATTATTGAAATGACTTAATATAATCTTTAACTAAAAAAATTATGCCTTATGTTAGAAGAATTGCAACTCGCGTTGCGCGCCGTAGTTACCGTCGTGCTCCTGTTCGTCGTCCTCGTCCTCGTGTGGCGCGGTCAATCCGTAGAAGAACCAATATTAGACGTGTTAGACGCCGCCGTTAGTTTTCCAAAATAAAAAATGTCCCTTGTAGGACCTTATAATCCTGATTTTTATCAAGACAGTCCTACGTCGAATATTGCATATATTAACAAGTTGATTAAATATGGCAAAGCTGGCTGGAAAGCCGGGAAACGGATTAGAAAAGCATATAATGAATATACTGCTTCTTCCCAGAACAAAAAACAAAAGAAAATGCCTAAAAAATTAACTCAACAACAGAAAAAGAATTGGGCTAGTGTTAAGAAATCGATGGCTCATCCGATGACTTATGATTCCAATCCTAATAAGGCATTGACTACTAGATCATCTATGAAAGTCACAGGAAAAACTAAAACTAAAGTTTCTAAAACTGTTGCTGTCCCTTCTAGATTACGAAAGCAAATTAAACAAGTTTTAGTTGGACAACAAGCAACTGGTCAATATGAAACTATTAAAGAAGGTTATGTTGGAGCAATTTTTGTTGCTGATGGTATATTCGCCCTTCCTTTAAATGGTGATGATTTGGGTGTTAGTACACAGCCTGCTGTGTTTCCAACTCGTAACACTCAAATTCCTGGACGTACACTTTTTAATCAGTTGGTAACAAGAAATCCTGCTAATGATCCTGCAGCAGTTATTGCAGGAACAGGAATGAATTATTTTACACCTGCTAAATTTATTGATGCTGCCTCTGTGTTATTCAATAAGAAGGTATTGAATCGTAATCCTTACCTGACTACTGGGAATCTTAGCACTGTTTTTGCAACAGCTTCCGGAGCACCAGCCGTTACTAATTATGGAACTTTGAAGATTAATATTTTAAAAAGTTACGTTACTTTCAGTATTAAAAATCTCAGCAATCGAGTTGTAACTTTGGAAATTTGGGAATGTATGCCTACTAAAATGTTTCAAGAAGCTAATTCTCTTGCTGATTTGGCAACAACTTTATCCACTTTGGCCACAAGTACAACCTTTGATTCCTCTTTTGATTACGCTGATGCTGGTGGTTCTGGTGTCGGTCAGTTGAAGCCAGAAAATACTCTCTTTGAAATCGGGTTAGATCCTTTGGAAATTGCAAAAAGAAATTTTGGTTATAAATGGACTTGGAAGAAACGTTTAATGATTCTTGCTCCTGAAGAAACATGTATTCATTCAATTAGAGGTCCTAAAGGAATTTTTGATTTCAAGAAGTTGAATACAACTGTTAATCCAGATGCCCCAGCTCAAACCTTTTTGGAAAATTCTCTTGCAAAAGGATTTAGTGTATCTTGTATTTTTGCTGTTTCTGGAGATCAGGTTTTAGCTGACAGAGGACAAGGTGGAAGAAAATTATTTCTTGGTAATGGAAATACAGTTTTGTCTTGTCCAGTTGCTGTTGAAGTTAAAGAATTTTACAAGGTAGCTGTTCCAGAGATTGCTGGGTTTGTTACACAAGATGGTGCCGATGGGGAAACTCAAATGTTGAATTTGCGTAAGCAGAAGCATATCATTTTTAGTCAAAAGGAACGCGGCAACAACCAGTACAATGTCAGTAATGAGGTTAATCCTATTGCTGAAGGTACTCCTAATGCTCAAAATCAATAAAAGTGAGGACGTAGTCCGAATTGTCCGATTTCATGCGCTCGCAGAGCCGAGTGACCATATGCGCATGCCCTCGATCCAGTATGAAATGGGCCGGCCGCCCTTGAGGCCCCGAGGACGAAGTCCGAGTCAGCGATAGTAAACAAGTGCTTCAAACACGTGACCGCTTTTAGGTCACGTGTTGAGAACTGCACTTGAAGTATTACTTACTATCGCCGTTCTCAATTCTCAGTCAAAAACAGCCGTGTCACGTGTTGAATCTATCCGTGTCACGTGATCAACGTGCAATATTATTGGTCAGAATATTCTGGAATTCTACCGGCTTCCATGTGGCGCAGCAAGCCAGGCTCGACTGCGCCACATTGGGTATATAAGAAGCGAATTCCCCCCTCAAAAAAAAATTTAAGTACTCAACCGAGGTCAAAAACTTTTTATAATGCAATGGCAAGAAGACAAGGAATATTCTGGCTGCTCACGTGCCCCTGCCCGAACTCCGTCATCTCCGACTGCGCTGCAAATGGATCTCTACCAACTGGGATTGTCTGGATGCATGGACAGCAAGAAAGAGGAGAGTCCACCGGGTATCTCCACTACCAACTGGTCGTCGCCTTTAGCAAGAAAGTTGCCTTATCTGGAGTCAAGCGAGTATTTGGAGAAGGCATACATGCTGAATTATCAAGATCGGAAGCCGCGGAAGCCTACTGTCACAAAGAGGAGACCCGTGTTGGAGACGTCTTCGCCATTGGCGCGAAACCCATTAGAAGAAACTCCAAGACTGATTGGGAGTCCGTATGGTCCGCCGCCAAGTCCGGAAATCTTGACGCCATCCCTGCCTCAATACGTGTTCAATCTTATTCTGCCATTAGATCGATCCGATCAGACTATTCAACTTGTGAAGGAATTGAAAAAATCGTTAAGGTTTTTTGGGGACCTACAGGAACTGGTAAATCAAGACAAGCGTGGGAAGAAGCTGGACCGTCGGCTTATTCTAAGTGTCCTCGATCCAAGTTCTGGGATGGTTATCAGAGTGAAGAGCATGTTGTATGCGATGAATTTCGTGGAGCTATCGACATTTCCCACCTTCTTAGATGGTGTGATCGGTACCCAGTGCGTATTGAAGTTAAAGGTTCTAGCCGACCCCTCTGCGCTACGAAGATCTGGTTCACGTCCAATTTGGACCCAAGACGTTGGTACCCAGACCTTGATGAATTAACTATTGATGCGTTGTTAAGAAGAATGGAAATTATTGAAATGACTTAATATAATCTTTAACTAAAAAAATTATGCCTT